GCTGCGCATAGTTGCCTAGATTGCTCGCATTGTCGTTGACGAGTTCGAGCGTGCTGCGCGTGCCTGTCTCATTGTCCTGACTGAATGTGACCGCCTTGAGAGTGAGCGGCCGGTGCATGATCAACCAATCGGATTCGACCTCGACGATCTCGCCGGGCTCCCATAAACCGCCGCCGGGTTTTGGCTCTGGACTCCCGCCGGGCTTTTGCCAACCAGTGACGGTGATGGTGACGAAAATCTGGTTGCCGTCGTCGACGTTGTTTTCGAACCGCCCGCGATTTTTGAGAAAGTCGTTCGCCCATGCGGGCATTTCGGACGGAAGCTGTGCAGGCTTGAATTGAGCGGCAAACTGCGCATTGGAATCAAGCTGCTGATACCGCTGATGCGTCGGATCGGCGCCCCACTGGTCATCGTTGCCGGGAGCTTGACCGCTCGATGTATAAGCTTGCGGGCCGCCACTACCACCGTTGCCGTTAGGCATCTATTCTTCCCATTGTTGGTTATCGGACCTCGCCATCTGCGGCACCTGCCTAGTCTTCACGTCCTTGAACACATCGCCGCCATCGGTCTTCACGCGCGTGCCCTTCGGTGCGCTCACATTGACATCGAGGCGAGCCCCGCGTTCGCGCTCTGCGCGACGCCGCGCGGCAAGTCCATGCGCCCATTCGGGGCCGGATGCTAAATGTCCTTCTTCCTCGGCACGGCGTAGCGATGCTTGGCCTTCCCGCCTGCGCCTGCGTGCCTCTTCTTCTTGGCGTCGTACTCTCGGATCGCGCAAAGCCATCGGTGACAATGGCTCGACTGGCTCTTCTAAACCTTTTCTCTGCCGAAACCTCCGCAGGCTTTCGTCCAAATCTCTCTGTTCATCTTCATCAGTCTTACCGGCATGGGCATCGGGTCGTTCACGCGTCAGACGCCGAAGATTTTCGGCGCGATCCTTCGACATCTTGCGCTGCGCTTCGGTGCGAGGCTCACCCACAAGACCGATCCCCACACCTTCGCCACCGCCTCTTCGCGCATGTTCTCTCCGCTGCGCTCGCAGATCATCGTTGATAGCCTTTGCGTGCGTCGTATCCTCAGAGGGCGGCGCGGCACCCAATGGGGCAGCTTCACCGGCTTGCCTGCGTTCCGACTCCGTCGCCCTACGCTCTGCCGCGCGCGCCTGTCTTTCTGTTGCTGCGCCTATACGCGCCGCTTCTCTGCCGACCGCCCGATGCAATGGCACACCGCTTGGAGTACGGGGCTCGAATTCGCCGCCAAATCGCTGGATCGTTTGTTCGCTTTTTTGCATCGCATCAACGATGCCGCGGTAATGATGCTGAATCTGGAATGCAGTCGTCCTATCTCCCGGTCTTCCGGCGATCTCAATGCCACCGCCTGCCGCGTCGCCACCTCCTGCAAAATACAAAGGCTGACCGCCTTGACCACCGCCGCCGCCGCGACCGCGGCCGTCGCCGCCATCACCGCCGCCGAAGACCTGCCCGGTTCTCGGATCGACCACGCCGCCGCCGCCGTGGCCGCCACCGTAACCACCATAACTGGCGCCGTCTCGACGATGAGAAATCGGGATTCCGAGACCGGGAGGACCGGCAGGGCCACCGCGATAACCGGCACCGCTAACGCCGCGGGGAGGACCACCCGCCACTTGTTGTTGCTGCTGCCCACGCGGCCCGATGACCGCTTGACCGTTGCGATTGACGTTTAGAAACAATCCCTCGGGATGCTTCCGCGCCTCCGATAGCAACAAATTCCGAAATGCGGGCCATTCATTTTGCGGGATCGAGAAACAGCCCGCCGTATAGAGCCGGTCGAGATCGGAGCCATGCGTATTGGGATGAATTTGAATGCCCGCGCGATTCCTACCGAGCCTTGGGTCCCAGATCGTGCCGCCGGGACCGCCGAGACCGGCAATCGATCCGATCCGCCGACCGACATCGCCGATGTCGCCGATATTGATCGGGAACGTGCCGGACGGGATCGAGCCCGCGCCACCACCGCCCGAGCCCCAATGGAACATCTGACCGCCGAGCGACACCGTGCCGCTGACATATCCCGGCGCCGAGCCGCCGGTTGTACCGACACGACCCGAAACAGCAACGCCATCGCCGCCGTAACCACCTTGACCTTGACCAGCGACACCGCCTGCCGCGCCGTAGTTCACCAAATTTCTTATCGTGCGCTCGGGATGACTACCAATTGTCGAGAACCGTTGTCGCAAAAGCGAACCAGGACTTCGTATCCCTCCGCTCCGCATTGCTTGTTGTGCGTCTCGGATGAAAGCTGAGATCGACGCGCTCGTGTCGTAAGCATTGCCGCCCGGCACTTGGTTGTGAGCGTATTGCAACACGCCAAATGAGCCGCCGGGATCACTTGTGTTTGTGCTTCGCGGATTAAAATTAGACTCAGCCTTCGCAACGCCGGTCATAAACCGCGCCCACTCTTCGGCCGATCCCGTGGTGATTCCAAACTGCCGACCATCCGGGGGAACCTGACCGACGAGGCCCGACGCTTTAACTTGTGCAAGCGCTTGATTGTAAAAGTCTTGACCCGAACCGGCGCGACCCTGCGGCATATCGGGATAACCGCCACCGCCTGCGCCGCGTCCCGCTGTCCCGCCGAACCATGGCGCGCCCGTGCGTCGACCAAAGCCGCCGCCACCGCCGCCATATTGTCCCGGCATGCCGCCATAGCCGCCGCCAGCAGCGGCACCATATTGTCCCGGCATGCCGCCGAAAACATCACCGGGCGTCGGACCACCGGCCGGATTGACGCCGGGAGCGGCACCGCCGGGGCGAGCGCCGGGGCCGCCGCCGAGCTTGTCTTTCAGCCATTGCATTACGTCGCGAATCTCGCGCAGATAATCGGTCGATTGCCTCGACTCGTTGGCCATCTGCTGTTGGCTCTGCGCAGCTTGCGTGGCCGCAACCGGCTGTCCGTATTGATCTAGGGCTTGTCCCGGTTGTCCCGGCAGTCTCGCACCCGGCTGTCCCGGTTGTCCTACGCGAGCGCCCGGAATGTTTCCGATGCCAAGCTGTGCAGCTAAATCACCTCCTCCAAAAAATTGCGCGCCGCCCCTGCTTGTGTCGCGGCCACGCAAACCGCTGATCATGGTGCGAGTCCATTGCGCGCCGCGCATCGCTGCACCGATGCCGGGGATGTTCGAAAGAACGGCATTCGCCATCTGCGTATCGCTGGGGAATGCCTGTATCGCTTCGCTCTGTGCGCGGATGTCTTGGATGTGCCGCCCACCGCGCGCGATGTTCTCGGGCGTCATGATCTTCTTGATCAACGCCGCTTTCGATTCCTCAGAAATCACATCGAGATTGGCACCGTCACCTCCGAACCTCTGAGGTGTGCCTTGTTGTGCGGGCGCCTTATTAGGTCCGAAAAGCCAATTCCATGCCCGGTTGACAGGATCACGCGATGGGTCAGTCTTCGGCGGCGCTGGTAGATTCAGCGGCGGCCCGCCTTCGAGATAGCCGCGCTCTAGAGGCGTAAGCTCTTTCTTTTTCGTGATGATGTCGTCGATGAGCTTGATCGTGGCACCTAGACCTGCCTCAAAAGCATTCAATAAATTGAGCGCAGTAGGTCCAATCGCATTCCAAATGTGTCCCCTCAATTGCTGGAAAGCGATGCTCGTCTGCTTCGTCGTCTCGTTTAACCGTTTTTGTGCCTCATCCAATTCATCTGTTGCTACAACAACCGCTTGTTGAGCTTCCTTGATTTGTCTCCGGTTGTAGATTTCTTCCGGCGGAATATGGAATGCCTTAATAGCGGCTTCTTTCACTCTGGGGTCTTCTTGCGCAGCGATGTAATCGAGAAATGCCTCCCGTGCCTCGTCGATGGACTTGTGCCGCACAGTAATCATATTCGTGATGTCGTTGGCCATTCGCTGCCAACCCGGACCCATTGAGCGCGCGATCTGCGACATCGTTGAATTTGCGCCGCGATATGCGTCCTGTACCAAACTTTGAACACTCAATACCGACTGCCGCGCTTCCTCTTCGGTCATGCCGATCTGTTTGCGCGCCTCGACCATACGCTCAATCATTTCTCGATTAGGCGTGCCCATCATGTCGCGGAAGAGTTGCGCTTTTTGATAGGCATCCGAGAATGAGCGCGCGAGCATATGCATGCCGCCTGCGGCTGCGGCTGTGGCGGCAACAAAGCCGCCTATAGCGGTGCCCGTCAGCCCCATCGAGATTGCAAAACTTTTGCCGAATTCGGCTCCCGCCGCTAAGCTTTTTGTGACCGGGCCAAGCGCAATATCCAAAGCGTTGAGACCACGCAGACCTTCGGTAACCCCGGTGCGAATTGTACCGCCGATACCGCCCCATGCTTCGATGTGTTTTCGAATTACCTGCCCGTGTTTTTCGCTTTCCTCGCTTTGTTTTTTAGTTGCTTCCTCGACGCTTCGACCGGATTCCTTCGCCTTGCGTTGCAAATTATCTAGCGCATCGGAAATATCCTTTATTCGCGCCGACGCTTCGTCGGTGACGGTAATCGTAATGCCAGCTTGTTCTTGCGCCATCGATTAACCGCCCGCCAATTTCTCCCGCCATGCCTCTTCGGCACGCTGTCCGCGTTCCAACTCATTGCACCAATGCAGATGCCGCCCGATCTTCGAATAGGGCTTCTTGAGGAAAACATCTGGATCGCAATGGAAACGGTGTGCGAGGTAATAGCAATTCAAGACAAAGTTCTCGACCCTCCGATGTATTTCAGCCGGATCAGTCTTTTCGTTTACTGGTCCGGCATAAAAAAAGTTGCGAGCATGTACGCTCCATTTGTCCAATCTCGCGGATGCAATGCGCGAATGGTTGACGGCGGAACCGCTGCGAGATGCGACATCATCCCGGTCATCACCGGAGCATCGAATTGCATACGACCGGCGCCGACGACGATTGGATTGCCGATATCTTCGATATCGCCCCCGGTCGGCTCGCGAAATTTTAGCTCGTCGATCATGTCCGCGAACGCACGAACTTTCTTGCGCAGTTTAAGCGTGCCGACCCATGGCCCTTCTTTTGTTTTCTCTTGCGCTTCCGGCCGCGGAATCTCGGGCTGCGGTGCCGCTTGCGGCTGCGCGCCGCCATTGCCCGCCTGTGCCTGCGGCGGCGGTGTGGCGGGAGGCGTGATCGGCTGACCGCGCTCCCATACCCGTGTTTCGCCTTGCGTCGTATCTGTCATATCTTTTTCTCCCGGTTAGTGCCGCTGACTTGGATCGAGCATCGCCTTAACCATCTCAAGCAAGTTCATCACCTCGTCGAAATTGCTTTCGGCGGGAATGCGACCATCGATCAGTCGATTCGGCGTCGTTAACCAAAATTGCGCGTGCTCATCAGTGAACAACTCGTGGAGTTGCGCGACGACCTTTAGGCGCTCGCTTGGCCTCATGGCAGGATTTCGTTGCAGACCGTGCCCTCGAAGCGCACCCGGAACTGACCTTCGCGGGCGTTGATTTCAAGCGCGGCGCGGCATGCGGCTTCCTGCAAGACGTAGTTCGATCCGTTTGCAAGCTCGGCGGTGACGTTGCTGTTGACTATTGCCGCTATGACCTCAAGCGACAAACCCCTTAGAGTCGAGAAGTCGCCCTCGATAAAGGGCACTCTGGGTAGCTCGCTGTAGCCATGAACATAATCCTGGCCTGCGATCATAGCTCTTTCCATCGGCGATGGAGAAACCGTGAGGTTTCCACGCAACGGGTACATATTCCCATCCACCTTAAGAAACGCTACACCCGCAATTCTGTTAGCCATAGCACGGCCTTTCTCCGCGCGGCATGCGCGGGGTTAGAAGTTAAACTCGGAAGGAGAGAAAGGGGGCGATTACGCCGGGGGTCCAGCCGGACCAGCACCAAAGCCAGCACCGCCAGCAGCACCTAGAGTGCCTTCGATGATACCAGTATCAGTGCCCCTATTATATTGCAGCCTAAACTGGTTTAGCACGGCGAAGATTCTAAGCTGGTTCACGAGGTCGGGTGGGTATAGCACATTTACTCTATTAGGGTCATTAGGATCGCGCTCGACAATTAAGTGCGCCTTATAAGCCGCGGTATTTTCGACCAATCCGTTGAACTCGTCGATTTGGTATTCCGCGACAAGCTCGGCTTTGATGATACTCGGGGTCACAATCGCTTGTCCCGCGCCAAAACGCGTTCCGTCATCAGCTAACTTATGGCGGGGGAATTTGGTTGTGATCCAATACCTTTGGTTACGTATAAGCTTCGCCAACGTCGCGAGCGTAGTTATTAACTCGAACGCATCGTCGGGGTAACCATAGGTATTAAGCTGGTATGTGGTGGTTTCTCGCGAGATCATCGGCACGTTATCGCTGAGCGTGCGCTGCGTCGCGAGACCGGACATCGAGAAGGTCTGCAATTCGAGCAGGTTCCAGCGCTGATGATACGGCGCCGGAAGCATCGTCTCCAAATGCAGCGTTTGCAGCGGGCGTGCCGGATCGTTAGTCAGCGCGCGCGCTGCCTTGGAAACATATGCCGCCGTGATCTCATAGCCGGGCGACGGCATCGATGGTTCGAGCGCAAGGATCGACACCATCTTGCCGTTTCGCGTGAGCCCGAACGTCACGAGATTCGAATAGGTGCCGCGTTTGGCAGAATAGATCGTGCCGTATAGCTGCCGACGCCAGCCCCAACGCCCATCATCAGTAAATCCCCATTCGGTCTCGAACGCGAGCAGCGACGTGCTGTCGGTATAGGGCATGCCAATGTATTCGAAATCGGTTTCGCCGAGATTCGAAATGGCATTGGAAAAGTTAGGCTGACCGACACCGCCGCTGAGTTGACCGAAATTCGGCACGCTAGGGATAGGATTGGAATAATTTAGCGTAACCCCCGGAGGCAGCATTTCGCCGCCAACCTTACCCCAATAGCTGTCGCCGATCAGGATGTCATTGCCTCCGATGCCTCCCCACTTGGTAACCAAGTTGACAACCGCCCCCGTCGGCATAACCGGCACGCTCACCGGCAAGCTCGGTGATTCGCCGCCGAGGAAGCCGGGGAAGAAAATATCGTCGTCGTTGATCGCGTTGGCGATTGCGGTCGCAATCGTGTTGACCGAGTCGCTCGCCGCGACGTTGACCTGCACGTTGTAGCCGCCGATGTAAAGCGAGATCGTGCCTGCATCCGTGGGCGCAGTGGCAACCGTGATCGTGCCAGTCGCGTGCACCGAAGCTGAGCTTGCAAGTACCGGGAGCGCCCATACTTCGTTTGCCCAGTTGTTCGCGAAGTAAGCACGAAACATTGCCGAAAGCTCGCTGCCACGACCAAACAAATTATCCGCGTCCATTTGGCGACCTATGATGATAGGAACATCGGGTATGCCGACGCCCGCAAATGGAGCAACAACGTTGTCAATCCAGGTCAGATTGAAGCTGGCGTTGAGTCCGGCGCCGCTCGTAGAGACTTGCACCACCGGATTGGTGGGAATATTGCCATCAGGAACGCTACCGGCGTTCGTGATCGTTGTCGTAGCAACGGCTCCCGCTGTCACCGTAGCGACCGTCAGAGTGACGTTGTTGCCCAGGTTGATGGTGTCGCCGACAATATAGCCGGTGCCGCCAGCGGCGACGGTCGCGGCGCTGACCTTCTTGGTCGACGTTATCATGGTGCCGACAAGCAGCGAGCGCAGATGCGTGACCGGAAAACCGGCCATGCTGCCGTCGATTTCAACCCAGTACAACGGCTGGCGCCAACCCGCCGGGATTTGAGAAAAGCTAATAGGCATAGTTTACCTCCTAGGATTGGAGCGGGATTTTTCGAGAGATGGTGGGGGTGCTACTGCGCTTTGTGTTCGACGCGCCTCGTCGCAGCCTTCGGCACTTCTTTCGGCGCCTCGATCATCACATCGCCGTCACGAATGCGACGACGTGTGAATTGATCATCCGGCCACACGGCTCTGCCCTCGCGATCAAAATGCGTGATAGCGAGCGGATGCTTGAGGTATTGTCCGGGGCTTTCGCCGCGAGGAACATTAGGCCAATGATTGGGATCGGCGTTGAGGTAGACCGTGATCGACGGTGCACCTTCTCTAGGAACTGGACGCGGACGTGCCATTTGCTGCCTCCTGTGGCGCGTGGAAGTGAAAAGTTTTGAAAGCGAATTAGACGACGGTGCCGGTCAGCGCGGCTTGATCGGAAGCCTCGTGCAACGCGAAACCGAACAGACTATCAAGCCACGGCTTGTCGAAGCTCAGATGCGGTATCGAGTAATCGTTGACCGTGAACTCGCCATCGATTGGAAGATCGTATTCGACCGTAAACGGCGGGGCTTCGGCAGACGGATCGTACGGCCACGGATAGGCGACCGTGACGTGCACGCGTTGCAGATCGTCGAGCGGCCATGGCGGGAAATCAGTACGATGGATGATTGTCAATTCCATCTGTAGCTCGGCGACCGGCGTTTCATTGTTGATCATCCGATTGCCAAATTTCTTCTCGACCGATCCACGCTCGACGCATTCGATACGGATTGGCTCACCCTTATTCCAATTTCCTGCCGCCGGGAAAACGGCCCAGCGCGGATTGGTGAGCAAGTTCATGATGGTCCAATGCGCGCTATCGAGGTTCTGATCAGCGGCATTATCGTCGATGCATGTGATGCAAACCGAGAAACCAAGCTGCAAACTGTGCACAAATCGCGGCTCGGCATGATTGGCATTTCCGTCCGGTCCCAACGTTTCGCGTATGTGATAGCAACCGACGTAGGGAACCTGATTATCTTCGAGCTTCGCCTGCACGCGCAGCATCGGCGTGAGGCTCCAACGTTTGACGCTCTGGAATGTCGGGACTTTCTTTAGACGATCAAGGATACCATGCCGAATGATGAACGACGGACTATTGATGTCAGTGTTGATCAGGCTCATGTGATGTCATGTACGATCAATCGCGAGCCGCGCTTGACAACAGTGGCGGTCGCGTTGGCGACGCTCTGCCCCGCCTGCACCGTCAACGTTCCTGCCGCGTTGACCTCGATTGTGCCGCGGATGGTGACATGGCCAACGGTGCCGACCGTCGCTGCATTTGCGACCACGCCCGCAAGCGCTGTTGCTTGCGCGTTGCCCTTGATGCCGTTGGCGGCGCTGTCAACGATCCAGCCATCATAGATGATGTTGGTCGCTGTCGCTGTGCCGCCGATTGCCGCCCGGATGCCGCCCGCCGCCGCGCAGGTGAATGAAAGCTCCGCCTCGATACTATAGGCGCGGCCAGCGCTGACATTAACCGCGAGCCCAGCGACATTCGCGAGCGCTGCCGAATTAGCAATCGATGCATCGGCCGTTACGCGCGCAGTGCCGCCCCATTTGAGATAGCAAGCCTGCTGAACGCCGGGAGAGCCGTTATTGATTCCGAGCACGCCCGGCGCGACCCGAAAGATACCGAGATCGGCAACACCCGGCGATCCGGCGATCAAAAAATTCGAACCAATGAATTGCACTGGATGCAGGACGCCGGTGCCCTTTGCATCCGCGCCGATAGTCAGCACATTAGCCGTATAAAGCCATCCGTACTGCGCGCGCTCCCAATTGTTGTCATCGGTATAGGTATTGTAAGCACGGTATGCCTGCGGCGCAGTCCCGCTTCGCAATGCGAGCGCGGCGCCCGGCGGCGCTCCGACTGGCGCAATCGTATCGCTAAAGAAATGCAGACTAGAAAGTAAGAGAATGCCGCCGGTATCTGTGACCGAGAATTGCGAGTTGCCGTTGACCTGCAAATCCAAAAGCAGCGAACCGGCAAGATGTCCGGTGTCCTGCACGTTCATCGCGATAGCTTTGAAAAGCTGCGACGGAGTGCTCCAGATGTCGGTTAATTGATAAAGCGGGACCGTCATGAAAGGACCGGCTTATCGAAGCTCGGAGAACCGACTGCAAATTCAGGAATGACGAACAGATAGCCCGCCAATCGTGAATCATGACGCGAAAGCGTGAGCGTTAGCTCGCCGCCCGCATTGCCATGACCGTGAACGTCCGCAACTAGAAACAGACCGCCGTCCACATCGGCCTCCCATGGAATGTCAACCATGTCGCCTTGTTGCGGATAAACAGACCATTCCGGCATAAAGATATCTAGCTCGGTACGTGAGTCGGTAATGATCTCGTCGTGCATCCCCACCACATCGATCTCATTGGTATCGAAGATTCCGCGCGCAGCGAACGGCGGCACATTCGGTTGGCTCACGAGTGGATAGAACGTGATCGAGCGCGCGAACGTGTCGAAGTTTGGAAGATAGACCCACGTGGCAAAGTCAACCGCCATTACCAACTCCCGAAAAAGTCGATGAACCGATGATAGGCGACGTGCTCGACCATACGTGCCATCTGCGCACCGGTCGCGTGGCGAACCCGGACCACGCTGCGGCGAAGATACGTATAGCGTCCAGGCGTCTTGCGATGCCGACCGCCTGCTTCCGCGTAGCTCTCGGCACGCCGTTCGCCCTCAGAGACCATGTCCTCAACCATATGTTCTCGCCGGTTGAAGATGCTGACGAGTTCGTCAATACCCTCGGTCGTGACGTTGATCATCCCAGCGGCGCGGGCGGTGCTGCCTTGGCGGTGATCGAGGTCGCGACCCAGATCAGTGCAAGGTCCGACCCGACCGTGTAATCCATGCTCGCGACCTACCCGAGCGGTTCGTGTGTCGAACTCAAACGCCAGCCGCGCAAGGTGTAGACCTGCCCTTCTGGCATATCGAATGACGTGGTCGGGTCTACGCCTTCATATTCGAAGGCAACGGTCGTTCCTTGCATTGCTTCGATACGCCAATTGCCCGGCGTCGTGCCGCCCTCGAACTTCCCTTCTTCCGCTCCTACGGTGATCGTGACTTTCATGTTCACACCCAATGGCGAATGTATTTCTGCACGACTGCCCAAACCGCCTGCCATGTTGCACTCGAACCTGCGGGACCCATCTGTGCGCCGGTCAACGTGGCGCCAACTTGACCGGGCGGGTAATACATGACGCGAGCGGATTTATGGGCGATCATTCTCACCCCGCTTAATACTGCGCCTCTTACGTATATGTAATAGTCCTCGCGTGCCGCGGCGTAAGCTACGCGCACAAGATCGGCAGGCGCCTCATCGGGTATTTTGTATCCGCCGTGATAGTCGGCGAAGATCGTGCCGTTAAACGGAAGCTGAAATCCGAACATCGTTCCGGTTTTTTCTTCCAAAATCCAATTCTGCCCATGCGTCGCCAGCATGTCGACGCCGTTGTATTGAAGCATGTTGATATCGGTCAGCAGCACGGGCCATTGCGAGAAATAAATCCGATCCTCATCGACCGAATTGTAAAACGTCTCTTGCACATGATCGTAACCGAACGACCGATTGGCCATGCGCGCAATCTGCGCCGAAATGCCGTCGATGATCAGAATAAGCTCGGCGTCTTTTGAGGTGTCCGTCGGCGGGATGCGCAGCGTTATTTTAAGGTCGTCCAGCGTGATAAGGTCTTGCGTCGGCCATAGCTCAACCGGCTTGAAAATGTGTTGAAGCTTGGGCTGCGTACTAACCATCACGAGCCTCGCTCGATGGTGTACTGCTCGAACAACGGCCGCAACGAGAATTCGGGACCTTTACTGCCGTCACTCATGATCGCTTTGATGACAAAGTTGCGGCGATCTACCTCGACGCCGGTCCACTGCGGCGCAGAATGCCCATCCTTTCCATTTTGGCCCGGAGGTCCCGCTGGTCCTCGCTCGCCCGAAAATCCCTTATCACCCTTCCTGCCGGATGGCCCAACGCGCCAGTCGGGGCCGGGGCACGACCCAGGGTTCGCTCGTCGAGCGACGAACCACGACGATTCAAGCGTAACCACGTCGAGTTGATCATATTGTTCGCCTTCCTTCCATGTGCCGCGGATATTGAGCGAGCGGCCGTCACGCCCCGGCGCCGCGAGAATGCGCCAATGATCGCCGCCCGGAATTTGTGCAGTATCGCGAAGCGCCTGCCACGTCGCGCCGTCATGCGTGACGACCTCGCTGCGATACGTAATCTCATCCTGCCGCCAAAGCTTCACCATCGGCAGCAAACCTTGCGGCCCGATTGGACCGGGATCGCCCTTTTCGCCGCGCTTGCCATCGGCGCCCGGATCACCGGGCTCGCCTTTTTCTCCGCGCTCGCCACGCTCGCCCTTCTCTCCGACGGGTCCGACTATCTCGCGACCAGGAGGACCTTGGAGACCGACCTCACCTCTCTCGCCCTTCTCACCGGGATCACCCTTCACCGAAAGCCCCGGTTCGCCGCGCTCGCCCTTCGGGCCGATCTCACCATGCTCGCCGGGATCGCCCTTGATAGAGAGTCCAGGCTCGCCCCGCTCGCCTTTCGGGCCGATCTCGCCACGCTCGCCGGGATCGCCGGGCTCGCCTTGCGGGCCGACATAACCACGCTCACCCTGCGGTCCGGTTGGCCCGGCCAACCCATCGCGGCCGGGCGGCCCCACTTCGCCACGCTCGCCGCGCTCGCCGCGCATACCGACGCCGGGTTCGCCGCGCTCGCCGCGCGGGCCGACGATGCTATCGCCGGGATCACCTTTTTCGCCACGTTCGCCGCGTATGCCTTGCTTGCCCTGAATGCCCTGGATTCCTTGGGTACCGGGAGGACCGGGCTGGCCGTCGTTGCCGGGCGATCCGTCCATTCCAGCCCTCCCAGCAGGTCCAGTCTCGCCGGGCGGACCCCGTTCGCCGTCAGGGCCGGGAACACCCTGTCGACCTTCGGGACCAGCGGGACCAGTATCGCCCGGAGCACCTTGGGGACCTGGGGGGCCATTGTCCCCACGCGGGCCGGGCAATCCGTCCTTGAGCATCGCGAGCCGCGCGCGCGATTCCTGCTCGAACATCGAGCGCAGCGACATGATTTCGGCGCGCAACTCGGCAATGGTCGCGCGCGACTCCGCTCGCATTACTTCTTTTTCGCGGCTCCACTCGCGCTGAAGCTCGGCGATGACAAAGCCGCCCGCGCGACGGAGTCCGTCACTCAGGATGTCGCTCGATCTGGATTCGTCTTGCGTATCTGAGAAATTCTCTACCGGCGCTATCTCCTGCATCCTTTTGGCTCCCTTGCGCCACCGGCGGCTTAGGCGCGGGCGGCTGTGGGGGCGCGGGCGGCGCGGGACCTATTTTTGGTAATTTCCCCGGCATGCCGCCAGAGATTCCTTCCGCTGCGCTCAATGGAACTTGCTGCTGTTGAAGTCTCGGCTCATCGCCGAATTTCACATCGTCCAAACCCTCTTTATTCCTCGCCTCATTCGGCGAGAAAATACCCCCTGTTACTCCGTCTTTAAGAGCGGATATTCGATCCTTAAAAGCCGACCGTAATAGTGCGTCGGTATTAAACTCGACGTACTCATCCGGTTGGCCTTTTAGATCGAAGAGAAGATCGAACGCCGTTTCGACGTGGTTAAGGCAAAAACCTAATCCGCTCGCGATCCATTCTTGCATCAGCACTTCGGTCGAGCCGTGCGGCCCCGGCGAGATGCCGAGTATCTGGAACGGCACACGAAATGCGAGCGCAATATCCTCGTTGGTCATCTTCATGACCTCTGCGATCTGTGCGTCGCGGCTTCGCATCTGGATCGGCACCGGCTTCAAACCGCCGGTCAGGATCGGCGTGCCGCCCGCATTCATGCCCGCGGCCTGATCGTTCCAGCGGTCGCGCAAGCCCGAGACTTGGTCCTTGTCGAGCAGGAGATCGGTCGAGAGCACGAATGAGGGGCGCGCTTGATTGGTGAAAAACGCAAGTTGTTGGTTCTTAACCGCACCCGACGTGGCGACATCGATCATCGCCGCCGTCAATGGGCTTATCCCGAGTAGAGGATGATATACAAGATCATTACTATGAAGACGAATATGAAGAACATCGCGAGCCGGAATATAAGGTAGCCACTCATCTTTGAGCCGATTCTGAATGACGTAGTTGCCAGCAAGTGAATAGTAGATGCCGCCATCCTCGGCAATCTTCGGCCAACAGATGCGCGCCATCATCGGATGTAGCTCGGCGATCTCATACCGATTGTTGCGCACGGCATAGGCGTAGGCATTGCCGTACATATAAAGGTCCCTGACCATGCCGAGTAGAAAATCGCTGCCGCTTTGATAATCGTTTGGAAATTTCAACAAACGTGACAGCGAAGAATTGGTCACGCGCTCGCGCCCACCTTTCGAGGTCGCACGCCAATGCTCGCCCGGGCACATCGCCACAGTTTGCGAGTACGCCGACACGCATGCTTCAACCATCGCCGACGTGGTTGAGAACGGGCGGACGTAATATCCTTGTTGCCACCAATTGACCGATTGACCTTCTGGGCCGAGCCATCCGCCCGTGATCGGCAGAACGTAAGGCGGCGAATGGACTTGGCCCTCGGCCTTGCCGATAATCCGGTTGTAGACACGCGTTAAAGCGTTTCCCATCTCACCTTCCTAAACGCGCTCTCCCAATCGCCGGGCGTGTCTTGCTGACAGATGTCCATGTTTGGATACCAATGATTGCCACGCCATCGCCACGTCGCCGCATATGGAAGCATACCGTAGACACACGGATGTCCTATCGCACCCGCCAAATGAAGAGCCGCCGAATCAATCGACACAACGGCATCCATGAGCGACATGATCGCCGCCACATCGGCGAAGTCTTCGAACGTATCTGCCCAAATTCCACGTAGCGTCGCCTCTTCGCATTCCTGCGTTTGCAAGCTGTAAAGCTGGCAATCCTTGAATGGCAGCAAGTCGAGAAACTGATCGAGCGGGATCGGCCGCCGTGCAGGCAAAGGCTCGGTCTCGCCCTCGAACTTCGTCGACCAGCAAATTCCGATCCGCCGCCGCCCTCCGTTGCCAATCCTGTTCGCCCACTGGGCAGTCAGGGCTGCATCAGGTCGGAGGTAGGGCGGCGGCGGGATCGTAGCCGTGGTCTGTCTTAAGATTGTCATTAGGTTGAACCACGGCACCACGTAGCCGTCGACATCATCAGTCTCGACAATCGGTGCCAGTTGCGATCCGAGACGCTTCAATGGCGACGGCATTTCAAGCTGCACCGACGATGCGATCTTCTGTACCATCGGCACGTAGCGCAGCATTTGGATGCCATCGCCAAATCCGGCTTCGTGCAGGATCGTGACCGGCACGTTGGGCTCACCCTCCCACACTGGATGGCGATTGTAGAAATACAACTCCTTGCCGCGCTCGGTTAGCTCGTTGCGGTAAATCTGCCAGCAAACGCGATAATCTGCGAAGCCCTCCGGGTAGCGGCCGAGCGCGAGCAGCGTCAAACTTCGGTCGAAGCGCCCGTAGGGTGTGTCGCCCATCGCGAGCGCCATGTCGAACTCGACGAGCGCGGTCTCGAATTCGTTCTTGTGAAAGGCCCAAACGCCTTGATCGAGGTGCAGTGTTTGAACGCAAACCGCGTCAGTGGACAGCATCGGGCTCTACGAGTCGATAAGCGAGCCATGTGCCTTCCACGCTTTTGATTGGCCATTTCTCGCGATAAAGCTTGTCGAGTGCACGCTTTACGTCCACCGCACCGTTGAAATAATCATGCCACAGAATGATGCCGCCATTGCGGACCAAAGTAAGCGCGCGATAGCTGTCGTGATAGACGACATCCTCGGAGTGATCACCATCAATGAAGCAGGCATCGACTTGTTCGAACTCGCCAGCTTTTATATCGAGCGATCCATGTGGCCTAACAATCAAATGGAAACGCGGATCATCGACGGCCAAGGCGCCGGGATGGGGATACATCTCGGCGCGCTGATGCGCCAAGGCAGGCTCGTATGACATGGGCACGTCAACGCCAATGTAGCGGTGCAAGGTGGGTACATTATGCAAGAGCACGCGAGCAGTGCGACCGTCCCTGCATCCGAATTCGACCATGCTCTCGGCACAGACCTGTCGGAGCAATGCAACGATTACCTCCATCTCACCTTCATTCAAATATTGGTGGTGAAGGCCGAGCCAGTTAACCGGGACGGCATTGAACTCGGCCTTCGCTACGACTGGAAGTGTCACGTCGCGGTTCTCGTCCGTGTGGTCTCACGATGCACGGTCGTCTGAGTTGTCGTAGATGCAGGTGCCGGTGCTGCCGCTTCTGCCTCCGCGGCGGCCTGCGCGCCTCCCGGCACGCTGAAAGGATCAGGCGCACCCGTTGGAACGGTTACCGGCGGCGGCAAGCCTGCATAAAGATTGTAGTTGATGGTGTTGAGTTCTGCCTGTGTCGGCGTCGGATTCGCCATTTGATACCTCCTAGCGATAGATCGATCCTGGCGGATGGCCGCTTGGGTGTGGCCATGGCGGTTTGGCTTGATACGCGCCCGAGCCGTCATTGGCAAGCACGGGACGTGTCGAGCTATTTGTCATCACAGCCGTTTGAATCGCGTTGAGTTCCGCCTGTGTCGGTGTCGGATTGCCAGCGATCAGCGGAGTCCTTGGCGTCGCTTCTGCCATCATAGCCTCCTATTTTTGGGGAGCGAGGCGTACCTCGCCCCCGAGTATTACCTTTGAGTCGCGTTACCACGTAACTCCGGTCAACCAACTGACCATTCCGAGACGACGGAGCGTCCAGTTCAAAGGCCACACCAACCTTAAAGCGATACTGTCGGTCTGAAACATCGACCTTACTGGCACCGCTGGCGACGGCGTACCGCCAGTAATATCTGTTGGCGCGGTATCTTCGAAATGTAAGGTCGCCTGATCCGATACTTCAAACCTAGGCGCTTCCGCACCGACGGTTACGAAGTCCGCAGCGTCCAAAGCTATCACCATACCTAATGGCACGTTCGCCGATTGGATAAGCCGGAACGAGCGCAAGCGCCCGGCGGCAAGCTCGTCGGTGAACGGGAACAGTGGCGTGGCCGCAGCGGGAGGCTGCGTTAAGCTGATGGACAAGACCTGTTGCGGGTTCATCAAAAATGTACCGACGCGGATATGCCCGGCTGTAGCGGTCAAAAGCGCACCGGCAAGCTGCTTGATGTCGCCGACAAGAGCATTGAATCCGCCACCGGCAGTAGGGGTAAGACCAGTTACGTTATTCCTTAGACCGGCCGGGCGGATCATAGTCGCCGCGTTATTATCCATCAATACGTTATCGATGGCGATACCAGTATCGATGGCCACTGAGTCGCGTAGGACCCCTTCGATGGCGGGAATGGAATGCTCGTCCATCTCCCTTGTCCAGCTTGTGATGACCCCAAGCTTCTTCGGCGTCAACGTCTGAGTCGTGAACGCCCCCTGCCTTACTGGAATAGCCTGTCCTTCTCCGACAAAGCTACCGGCTAATGAGGGCGTGGCGGAACGGGACGGGATAACTATGCGGCCCGCTCGGCCAAAGGTAAGAGCCAAACCAAGGTTCGCCAAATTCGGCATAACCGACGTTGGCACCAAGATTTGGAGAAAGTCACCGTAAACCTGCTGGACCAATTCAGCGGCCCATCCGGTTACGGTTGTCTGTGCCTGCGCCGATGCTGCGCGTGTGCAGAAGTCGACATAGGCGCGCGTGCATTCGTCGTTGCCGTAGAGGCGTTGCCGCGCGTCGTCGAGGGTGATGCCCTTGACCTTGCGGTATGCCTCGATGACGCCCTGACGGATCAGGTAATCCATCGCGGTTACTTTCTTGGGCGCGAGGCCAAACGGCCGCGGCCCGTAGTCCTTCATGCGGGCGTCGATGCGCGCATCCGCTGTCGTCCGCATCATTTCGCCGCGCGTGCCATTGCCGTCGCCGTCGCCATTGGAATGCGACATGCGCTCTTCGGCCCGTTTGAGGCTCGCGAGGTTACGCTCGGCATTGCCGATCTTCGTGGTTAGCTCCTCGGTGATCGCCATCGCGGCGTCATCGGGATTCTCGTCGTCGACGGTGGCGAGGTGGTCCTGAAGTTGATCCCTCAACCTCACAAGGTGTTTCTCGCCATCCTCGATCCTTTGGGAAAGGATCATGGTTTGACCTCTTACGACTGGATGGGTTCTGCCATACTCGGCGATGGACGCACGCGTTCGATAGCTGCCATGCTCGGCACGATTGCGGGCGGACGAAGAAGCGCTGCCGGTGTCCTTGTTGGCATGCTCGCCGAACACGAGGCGTTGCGTTTCCTTACTGATGTGCAGTGATTTCGCGACTGCAAGCGCGTTTGGATTTGCCGGGATCGAAACGAGACTCGTCTCGACTAGCTCGGCTTTTGAATAGATGATGCCGCCTTGCGGGCCGAAAAAGCCGCCGCCTTCATGAGCTTGTTGTTGCTTGCGCGGGCGGCTCTCAATGGGTTTGAAGCCGACCGAAACTGCTTTGAGAATTCCATGCTCGACTAGCGCTCGTATTTCATCGATGCGCGGTGATGTGCCTTTGGGCGCGAGCATGAGATTGCCGCGCAGCGCGTTGTCCTGCACGCGCAATCCTTTCCACGATCCGACGATCCAGTCAGGATGGTGGTTGAAAAGTGCGATGGGATTTCTGGCGAAATTTTTTGTATCCCACCCGCCCGGCTCAACTATGTCACCGAAACGGTCAGGTGTTGCGTCGGACAAGATGAAGTCCATGCCATCGGCGCTGGCGTGCGTCTTATGCACAAGCCCATCATCGCCGGATTCATACTGACCATCGAGCACTTGCTCGGTCTCTTCGGCCATGTCGGCGAAGTCATCCCATGTCGTTTGGCACGCATCTTCGGCATCGCTCTCATCGAGTGTGCTGTTGCCCGCGGTAAGCTCGTCGACGCAACGATCCATGAAATCTTCCTCGCTCTCGCCACTTGCTGGCGTCGAGGTGTCGAGGATGTCGATCTTGTTGATGAAGCCCGGTCGCGGCGCGCGGCCATGCAATTCCTTCCAGCGCGCGATGATGCGAGCGACTTCGGCCTGTTTCTCCTTGTCCGATCCGAACTTCGGCTTTTTCTTTTTGCCGTTCTCCTTCTCATCATCATCGTCTTCGTCGTCATTCTTCTTGTCGTCGTCTTTTTTGGCGTCGGCCTTCTTTTTATCGGCCGCGAACTTCGGCCGCTTCTTGGCGTTGTCTTCGTCTTCGTCGTCATCATCATCCTTCTTGGCCTGCCGTAGCTTCTCCGGTCCCGGTTTCGGCTTTTTCTTTTCGTCGTCGTCTTTGTCGTTGCCGTTTGGCTTTTTCTCGTCCTCGTCGTCATCCTGCTCGGCGTCGGCCTTCGCCTTCGCGAGAATTCTTGTCCATGCGGCGACAAGCTCGGCAGGAAAGTCTTTGCTGGGTGGCTTCTTGCCGCCGTGCGCCTCGCGCCATGCATCGAGACACATGGCAACATTCTGCTCATTCGGACGTTCTTTATTTTTCGAAGCTTCTTTCATGCACGCCTGCATGAAATCGCTCTGTGACGAATACTTGCCTGCGGACGGGAGCGGCATAGCTTGTCCTCCGCTCGTTTGCGGATTTCACGTGATCGATGATTTGCGGATGACCTACTTTGAGGTCTTAGGAAACTGCTTAGCCCATTGTTGCTTGTATTTTTTCTGGCGCGCAGCGCGCACCTGTGGGCTATCGTTTCGGGTAACGATTGGGTTGAGCCAATAGGGCAAGCCCTGCTCTAACTCCATCCCAAGAATGTCGACCTTCTCGACCGGGACGCCGCCGATCATGCGCGGTTTTTTGCTCATGCGGCGTGCATCATGGGAACGCTGCCCGACTTATTGCCGAGCGGCGGTGCCTTGCCTGCCCACGCGTCCCAGCCTTTCCAGGCCGTGCCAGCGATCACCACCTCATGCTCGGTATGAATGTTGATGCCGTAGGCGGGCACAGAGACGGCGGCGGTGCGCGGCACTTGCGCGCGCAGCGTGACCTTCGTGTTCCTGCCGGTTCTCCAAGCATTGGCGACGTTGATGTCGGTCGTCGCCGAAGCTGCACCGTTGCGCTCGACATCGAGCGTCGGCATGTATGCGAAATGGCTCGCGTATGGCCCCTGCACGTCTTGATGTGCAGCGTAGTGCCGCCGCTCCCATTCCTCATACGGAATCACGCGTCGCTTGCCGTCGAACATCTTGTCGTATTTCTCGCGCTCTTCTTCATAGCCGCGATAGAGATCGAGCGTTTTGATTCCCGCCTTGTCGAGCAGATATTGCGTCGTCTCCCATTTCGCGCGCACGTAAGCTTTGATGCCCTCGAAGCCGCCGACATGCTCGTAGAGTTTATTAGCACGCTCAACAATTTGCTCACGCGTTTCGCTGAAATGCTTCATGCGCAAACGGCCGCCGAGTTCTGCCGCTGTCGCGACCTGCAATAGCTTTCCGCTTGCCGTTGTCGAGCTATCTTTCCAAGAACGCCAAAGCTCCGCGTCGAGCCTTGCAATATTGCTGCGCAACTGTTCCGGCTCGACCTTGCCGATCTCGCCTTTCGCATTCAGCGCCTCATCGAGGCCGCGTTGCTGCATGATCTGCATCGCGCGCTCGACCGAGAGATAGCGGGCGAGTTGCTGCGTGCGCTTATAGTCATTGCCGCTGGTTTCGTTGAGCGGATCGTAGACATTCGGCAATTTAATAGGGCCGACCGCGGTCTCAGCTTGCGTAGGTTGCCCGTACTTCTCGGCCTCGTGGTCGAGGATTTCGCTATTGTTGGTGACGAACTTCCATTTTTCCTT